CGCCTTCGACTGGATGCTCTTCGGGGTCATCACGCGGCCGATCGAGCAGCCGCAGCTTGACCTGGTCCCAAGCTCGCTTCATCGTCAGGCGCGCAGTGCGTGCACGACACCGCGGAAGATGAAGTCCTTGGCCTGCTGCTCGCGCGGCAGCTGGTCGAACGGTAACAGGCAGGGGTGTTGCTTCAGCTCGGGGTCCTTGACCAGGCCGTAGGTCCAGCCATCTGCGATCTTCTGCTGAGCCCACGAAGCGTGCGACGCTTCCGGGCCGAAGTCGCCCGACAGGTGCAGGTCGACACCCATGCGTGCGGATTCACGCTGCCATTCCGGTGCGTCTTCCCAGGCCGGCTGGCTGCCGTCGCCCAGGGCTTGGCAGTAGGCGCGGTTCACCTCGTGGCACACGCGGCCGATGTCGTCGAGCCGTGCGCGCTGCGTTTCTTCGATCAGGACATTCGGCGCACGGTCCAGCGCTGATCGCACGAAGCAGTCTTTCGCCTCGAGCAGCTTGCGCATGCCGGCGGATTTCTCGGGGCCGTCCGGCAGCAGTTGCTCGAACAGCGCGGCCAACTCGCCGATGGGTTTGCTGACGACCTGCAGGTGCGCCGGCAGGTGGGCGAATGCGAAGTACTTGGCGGTGGTAGTGCTCATGTTGCCCTTTCAGGTTGTTGTCGAAGCCGTAATCCGGCCTCTCGGTGCGCTCGCGCGCGAAATGGTCTCAGGCTGCTTCCGGCGCTCCGGCGGCTGCTGCGCTTTCCTCGTCTCCCACGTCCCTTGCTCGTTGAACAACACGCAGGGCCTGTCCGTCGCCTCGGCTGGCTTGTCGAAGCCGGTGCACTGGCCCGAACCCGCTTTCGCGGGGACGAACCTGGCGCAGGAACCGCAGGGCAGGTGTTCGCGGTTCATGCTTGGCCGAGCGCCTGCCGTGCGAAAAGGACCTGGGTCGGCGTCAGCTTCTCGCCGGCCTTGTAACGCGCCAGCAGCTTCCGAGCCCAGTCGGTGTTGGCGAACGTGTGGATGACCTGGTCGGCTGCCTGCTTGATCGCCTGGCGGGCTTTCTCGGTGCCGGTGGTCGACCTGCCGGGCGCGGCCAGCGCCTTCATCGCCTTCGGGATCGGTTCCCACGTGCCCTTGGCCAGCTGCTGCTCGAGCGAGGCCTCCCAGCGCGCCTTGACTTGGCTGTAGCTCTGCTCGCGCAGCTCGACGCCCAGCGGCACGGTGGCCCAGTAGATCGCCGGGTGCGACCACTCGCCGGTCTCGCCACTTGCGCGGGCCTGAACGCCAGCGACGGCCTCGTAGTAGGCTTTGAGCGGATCCAGCGCCGGACGACAGGCCTGCATGAACTCGGCGACGCTCGGCGGCCAGGCGAAGCGCTTGCGGCATTCGCGCAGCCCGACCTTCACGTCCAGCGGGGTGATGCCTTCCTCCTCGAAGGCCTCGACCCAGCTTTCGGCCCAGTTGTCGATCGCTTGCTGGTTCTTGAAGTTCTGGCGCCACTTGCCCGGGTAGGCCCCGTCCAGGCGGTTGAACAGGTGGTCGATCAGCGAGATGCCCAGCTCTGGCATCGGGTCGAACCACTGCGAGAACGGGCGCGTGCTGGGCGCGGACGGCAGCTGGTCCGGGAATTCGGCGAGGTGGTTCATGGGGCTCTCCGGTTGCGGTTGACGTGGGCGACGGGGTCGAAGGGTTCGGCGCGGGCATGGCCGTTGACCTGGTGCGGCGCTGTAGCGCCGGTGGCCTTGAGGTCGGCGGCTTCCTTGGCCCAGCGCTCGAGGATCGAGAAAACGAAGCCAGGCGGGATCGATGCGTCGCGCTTTACGCGCTTTGCCTCCTCGCAGGCGGCCTGCATCGTCTGCGTGGTTACGCCCTGGTCAGCCAGAGCGACCAGGCGCAGGTCGCCCGGGTTCGAGCTGATGCCGAAGCGGCGCATGACGATGCTGAGCGCGGCCGGGCTGTCCGGGGCAGGGCCTTGCTCCGCGCCAAGCGGCGGTTGAGCAGGTGGACGGTGTGCGGGGTGTGGGGTTTTAAATTCTCCCTGTCCCTGTCCTTCTCCCTGTCCTTCTCCCTGTCCTTCTCCTTCTCCCTGTCCCTTAAGAGCGTTTTCCAGCGGATTTCCAGCGTCATCGCTTTCCTTTCCGGTGGAAGGTGGTGCGGTTTCCGCTGGAATTTGCGGCGATTCCGCTGGAACGTTGTCGGAAGTGCTACCCGGTTCCGGTGGAAGAGGGAGGAGCGGACGCCCTTCGGATTCACGCTGCTTGTTGGATTTCCGGATGCGGTCGCACTCTTTCTTCCACTGGTGGTGCACCTTCGCCTTCCAGCTTTCCAGCGCCTTCTCAGCGACGACAGGGTGATAGAGGCGGCCGTCGGCGCACTTGATCCAGCCGTGCAGCGCGCCGTTGCGGACGTTCGCCCACTCCTTGACCACGCGGCCGTAGCCGGCAGCCTTGGCCAGGAAGCGGTCGTCGTCCGGAAGGGATGCAGCAGGCACCTGGTGCCACGCGGCGCTCCAGAGGAGTACCGCGGCCCAGCATGCCTCGGGCGATTCGTATGCGGCCATGTCGCTGTCACGCAGGCGCGCGACGTCGAGGGGCATGAAGGCGAAGTCCTGCAGGTTGCATTCGGCCGGGGTGAGCGGCGCCGGTAGCAGCTGGTGGTCGGCGGGCTTCATGCGAACATCCTTCCCTGCGCGGCCTGCTGCTCGAGCGCGGTGGCGCAGGATCGATTCAGCCAGACCACTTCCGTGCGGATCTTGGCGCCGTCCGCCACCGCGCGCCTTTCATACCGAACCCAGTCCGCGAACAACTCCTGGTCGTACAGATCGCTGGGGTACCCGGACAGCACAACCATCCCCACGCACTTGTGCAGTACTGCGGCCAGCTGGCGGTGGTCGTCGTCCGTCATCTCGTGGCGGTACCCGTGCGTCTTGGCCGAGCGCCCCATGATGGCCGACCTGGTGCTGTGACAGTAGGGCGGGTCGGCATAGATCAGGGTCGACGTCGAGTCCATCCGCTCGATTACCTCGAGCGCGTTACGGTTCTCGATCACGACGCCGCGCAGGCGCCGAGTGAAGGCGGGGATGGCTTCCGGCCAGGTGGAGTACTCCACGGCCGGCAGCACGCGGCCGTCGGTCAGCTTCGATCGAAAGCCGGTGCGGCAGCCGCGGGTAGCCGAGTCGGAGCCGTGGCCCATGAACGACTTGATGATCGTCTTGTGGGCGAGGTCCATATCGCTGGTCGCCGGCTCGTAGGCCCAATCGAATTCGTCCCGCGCGAACGGGGTCAGCTCCACCAGGTGCTGCAGCTCGAGCGCACGCTCTGGATCCCGCAGGATGCGGAAGAGGTTGACGATCGTGCCGTCCAGGTCGTTGTAGCACTCGGCGCCGACGCGCGGCTTCTGGAGCAGCACCGAGGCCGCGCCGCCGAACGGCTCAACGTAGACGGTGTGGCGCGGGAAGAAAGACAGGATCCACGGGGCCAGGCGGAACTTGCCGCCGTGGTAGCGCAGCACCGGCCGTGCCGGCGCCTCGATCGCGCTCAATCCAACGCCCGGCGCTGCGTCAACATCAACAGCGGCGGCCAGCGCAGAATCAACGATGGGGGAGGATGTGCCGCTGGCGCGCGGCGAAAAAGAAGTCGTCATGGCGGGGTTACCTCCGCCAGCTGCTGGTGCTTCTCCGCCTCGCACAGATCCCAGGTGTGCTGCCAGACGGCGATGGCCGCAATCGCGTGCCAGTTGAAGTTGTGACCTTCTCGGCCGACCCCGCGTGCGTGCGCAGCGCGGGCCTTGGCCTTGATCATGTCCCGGGAAATGGCGATGATCGAACCGTCCATCAATCGCTCCCGCTCTGGCGGTACTTCTCGACGGCCTCGGCCAGCTCCTTGCCGCTTTCCTTGTACTGGCCAGCAGCACGAGCTTTTTCGCCGGGCGGCGCGACCTGCACAGCCCTGCGGCGGTCGACCCAGTTGCAGGCCCTCGCGATGACCTTCGTCGCCGCGTAATTCTCAGTTTTTATTGTCATTCCTTTACTTCCTCTCTTGGCCCGGCGAACCTGGGCTATTTCTCTACCGGCTCGTGGCGCAGGCGAAACCCGTTAAAGGTTCCTCCGGGCGCTGCTCACACCGCGGCCGCGGCTCGCCGGCCGGCCGACACCCCGACATCCTCGGGATTCCTTCGGCGGAGCCGGCGGCTTACCATTCCGCTGCACCTCAGCATTGCCCAAGCCGCGGTACCAGGTGGACAGGCCAATGCCCAGGTTCTTGCAGAGGGCTTTGGCCGCGCTTTTCTCCTCGTCGTTGAGGAGGACTTCGATCGGGATGGTGCGTGCTGCGTGGTTCATGGTGTTTCTCCTTGGTGGTGCGGGTTACGAGGTGATGCTGCTGGGGTGGTGCTAGGCAACTGCCTATGTGCAACTTTTTGGGCACGAAAAAACCGCAGGGGTTACTGCGGCTGGGATTCGGGGTGGGTGATATTGCCAGGCGCATCGGAATCGAAGACCTCGGGCCGAGCAAGGCGCAGGAAACGCAGCTGCGCTTTCGGGATTCCGGTCTTTCTCCACTCCGAAACGGAGGGCGGCTGTACCTCGCAGAGGCGGGCGGTCGCGGACGTGCCGCCGAGCCGGTCGATGATGGTATTTGCGGTTTGGATGTCCATGTCCGTATTTTAGGCATGCCTAAGCACGAAGCGCAAGCATTTTTAGCCTTGCCTCATTCGGAATCATTTAGGATTACCTAATGGAAGAGTGGAAACAAAGATTGCGCAGCGCCCGTGAGGCCAAAGGATTGACCAAGACCGCGTTCGCAAAGGCGGTTGGTGTTTCGAACCCTACCGTGACG